TCAGATGCATCCGGGACGTATTTCTTAATAAAATTATCAGTGACATTCATTGGTGTATTCCGTCCTTTCATCATATCATAACAATCGGTCGTTTATCGTCGTTGACAAATCGTTCTTTAGCAATATCCAAATACTCTAAAAATTTACCATTATCTTTTTCGACGATTTTTAAATAATTAAAAGTATTGGCGTTTGACTTCATAACGTCATCTTTTAATCGTTCTTTGACTTTATCAACCGATTGGATTTTTGGATGACTATTAGTGCCTTCTTTTATCTCAATTTCTAGATTTAAACTTGTGATATAGAAATCTGGAATATAGAAGTGTGTGGTATTTTCATATGTGTAGTAATATGTGTGTGGTGATGGAGCAATGACATCATTTGGATCAAAGTCCATTATCTCATCTAAAAATTGTAAAAAACTTAATTCATACGTCCCAGTATATTTAGTCGTATGAACATGATCTCTCCATGTATAAGTACCACTAATCTTTCGATTTGCCAACATGGTTTTCTGGTGTTCTGGATCATTTAATAAATTAACTTTGCCATACTTGCCGATCATTCTATTTTGAAATGTTTTAATATATTTTTCTTTACATTTTGGATTTTTACAAAATCGCTGATATTTATGCGTTTTAGGGTTCCACTCCGTAGGGTTCTTGCATATGACACAATTCCCATGAGTCTTACCACTTCTTAGATAAAAAATAAATTGCCAGCCGTCCATATTGGGTAACATAAGATCGGCGTGATTTTTTTCCATATGAGCAGCATAATGGTCATAATCTTTTAAAAGTTTTCTGCAATATTTACAGTGAATATCTTTAGCCATAAAAAAATTCACCCTCTTTCTAACAGTTTTAAGCTTAAATATCTGTTTTCAGTGACAAATGAATAATATTTAAAAATAATACCCAAGACAGTTGAATAACGTCTAGGAAGTCTTGGGTGAGAAAGGATGTGACAAAGATGCCAGTAGATCCTCAATTTGGTGTGGATTCATATAATAGAGCTAAAATTTTGACTGAGTCACAAACTATTGTGTATAATATTCTTACTCTTCTTTTTGGAAAACCCGGATTCTATCCGTCTATTCCACAACTAGGTATGGATATTCAGCAATATTTGTATTCATTTGAAAATGACTTTGACACCAACGCTTTGAAATCACAATTGGCTTCCCAATGTCGTGATTTCATTGATGTTATTTATGATGGTACGTTTGATATTATTAAGAGTACCTACAATGAACAACCATTATTGATTTTCGTAATTCCTACGATTATAACTAACAGCGAAACCAGTTTGTTATTGGGGATTACGATTACTAGTAAAGGAGAATATCGATTCAACTTTACTTTTGATTCTATACAGTACATGTAAATTAATTCAAATAAGAAAGGAGAAATTTTTAAAATGGCTGAGTTATTTGATAATAACAAGAAAACAGATATGTTCGCTAATATCGCTCGTGATGAAAATATGGATCTAAGTGCATTCATTAATAAGCCGAGTAGTGCGAATAATTCTGAATCCTCACATAATAATTCGACCGGCGATGATACATCAAAAGCAGAACCGATTGGTTATCAATCTCCATTAGAAAAAGAATTAAACCGACAGAAGAATCAGCAACTCGGGTTATCTATGACTCGAGCAGAGTATGAGGCTGGACAAGAAAGAACAACTTTTAAGAGTCCTGCTGAAAGCGATGAACGAATTCAAGCAATCAATGAGGCTCAAGATGATGCTGATTTAATGCTAAAGAAGAGAGCGGCTATCGTTCCTTTAAAGCAATATGATAATGAAGCTGAATATGTTCAGATGATTCATGAAATTTCATTAGTTCGATTTACACCTGAAGGTAAGGCGTATATCGAATATGAAAAAGATGATGATGGCAATACCATCCCTGTGACTATGATTCGGTTACGTACTGAAAATGACCCCCCGTTCAGTAAAGAAAATGATCTTAACCAAATGCATCGTGATAACGTAAATCGTGAACGAATTGCTAATGGGCAAGAACCCATTCCAAACAACACTCAATTACAAAATCCTGATGCTGACGAAGATGATACGGTTGAGCCAATTAGCGAAGAAAAAAAGAATACGGTCCAATTTATCATCGATAAGACCGGACTTGGTGCGGATTTTGCTCTCACCGAAGAAGAGCGGTCCAAACTTGTTGAAGCGAATGAAATTCGTCTAACACAAGTTGAAGTTCTTGACATCGCGTCAATCACTACCGTTAAACCTGAGCGTGATTCATTTACTGGAAAGATTCACGAATATACATTGTCTGGTTCTAAGACAACTATTTCATTCCCTGGCTCCGGTTTTAAGGCAGATATGACTGGTTTAACATATGGTGAAATCGGTGACATTTCTCTATCTATGGATAGTGTGACAGTGGATAAATATTATAAGCGTCTTGCAATCATCTATAATAAGATGAAAAATATTTCTAGCGGTCCATTTGATTCGTTTGAATCATTCCTGAAGAATATTGCATATACTGATATTCCACTAGCTATTTATGGATTATACGTTAGCACTTTCCCTGAAGTACAGAGTATCTCTCTACGTTGTGGCCGAGCCACCTGTAATAAAACATTTGATTGGACATTCAGTACTCGAAATGTACTACAACTCCAGAAGTCCGATGATGTATTCCTTGATCACATGAAGGAGCTTGCATCTGCGGATCCTGATCAGTATGATGATATCTATAAGAAGGCTCCTGTCCGAAACATTAAGTATATCAGACTTCCTAAGTGTGGATATATTGTTGGACTCGGAATCGCATCTGCTTGGGAATTCCTTTATAACTTTATTCCAGTACTTGATGAAAAGACGTTCAAAGATGCATTCGGCGATGATATTAATCAGTTGTATATGAATAATATCCTCCTGCTAACAACTGTGTTGTCCGTTCGAGTACCCGATCCTAATAGACCTGCTACATATATTCTGTGCGAAGGCTATAAGGATATTATGGATGCAATCTATAACATCAATCCTGAAGAAATTAAAATTCTTGCTGGTATCAGCAATAAGATTCAGCGTGAGTATCAAGCATTCTTCTCATTTGGCGATGTTGTTTGTCCTCATTGTCAAAATGTTACTAAGGATCTCGATCTCACTATCGATGATCTTGTTTTTCAGACATATCAACGGTTGATCAGTACAGAGATCGACTTAACGAATATTCGAGGTTTATAGACACCACTCTGGCCTTGTTTAAAGGTGAATTGTCTTTAAATGATATCGTTGATATGGAATATAAAAAATTGGTGTCATTAAGGGAAACTCGTGTTAAACGACTCGTAGATGAGGCCAAGTCTGCTGAACAAGAATCTAAGATAGCGGAACGCCAGTCATTACGAGACAGAATATTACAAAAATGAGCAGCAGGGATTCTTTCTGAGCTTTAAAATAATAAAGTAAAGGAAGAATGGTATAATGAAAAAGAGCATGACGGACTATCTGTATGCTCTCTCTGAAAATAGCTATGATAACTTATATGAAATCATGAGTACTAAATATCGTAAATTTTTACGCATTTATTGGTTACTTAAAGAATTCAGTGATAATATTACTGGATTAAAATACAAAGAAAAATCTGAAAAAGATAGGTTAAAAATTACCGTAACATTTTCAGGTCTGGATGCTACAACAGTTTCTAATAAATTGCGTGAACGAATCGATGATTCAGATGAGATTTATATAGAGGTCAACAAAAATAATATCGATATTGAGATTCACAAGACTGAATCGGATATATAATAGGTAAACCACATGATAAGTACCCGAAAAGGTCCTATCATGTGGTTTATAGTCATACTTAAATGAAAGGAAAAAAACAAAATGTATGATTCAACAATTGATGCAAATGCCCATATACATAAACTCCAATATATTTTTGAGAATATCATGTTACCCGAATTGATGAATAGGTCACGCGATCATGATAAATCAAAATTAGAATCTCCAGAAAAAGAAACATATGATAAGTACATCCCGATGCTTCAAAAAGTTAAGTATGGTACTTCAGAATATGATAAAATCAAAGAAGCAATGGCTGACGGAGGAGTGGGCCATCACTATTCCGTAAATCGTCATCATCCCGAGCATTTTGAAAATGGAATTCGAGACATGACTCTATTTGACATATTTGAAATGTTTGTGGACTGGTATGCCGCGTCTTTGCGGTCAGACACTGGTTTCGAAAAAGGTATTGATATGAATCGGAATCGATATAGTATGTCAGACGATCTATATCAGATCTTTCTAAATACATATACAGAATATCTCAAAGATAGAACTGACGAATTAAAACAAATTTAAATATTAAAAAAAAGATGGGAGTGAGATATCTCACTCCCATCTATTTGTCAGGTACTTTCGAGTTTATTACGCGTTGTTTGCGGTTTGAACTTCTTTTTGTATGATGAGATCTAAACACATCTGTAAATATACCGCACGTTCCGCATCATCGTTAAACTGGCCTTTATCCGGATCATCCATGAATCTGTGATAGAAAATATTTTCGCTTCGACAATCGGGGTAATCACAACGTAACTCACCATGCCTCAACCGAATATACCCACACTGTTTATCGGTGGTTTTATTAACAACATCGTATTGTTCAGGACATGCAGATGCCGTACAGATAAAATCATAATCGCCAAAATGAGTTGTCTCCATTCTAATGATATCATCAATACATGGTCCGCCGAATGTGCCATAGTATGAACTTAACTTGAGTTTTTGTTTGTTATCATTGGTGTTTTTCATCTCATTACCTCTCTCGTTTTTTGACAATTTTAAAATCTGGTTGATACTCGCGAAGATAATCGTATATATCTCTAATTATCTCACTTTCAGTTTGAATTTGACACGTATGAATATACACTAATGTGTCATAGAGATCATCTTCAT